GCGGCGGAGTTCGCGGGCCACCGCGATCCGACGGTGACCCGTGCGCACTACACGCAGACGTCGCGGCGGCGCCTCAAGTCAGCGGTCGACTCCCTCACCTACGGGTAGCGCGCGTGTTGCGCGCGTGTCGCGCGCGTGCTACCGTGTGGGTCAGTCGAGGAGATGACCCGCAGGAGGGCACCATGACCGCCACCGACACCCCGATGGTCGACGCCAAGGGCCCCGACTACGTCGCCCACTGGGTCGAGCACATGCAGACCCGCACCGGCGCCAGCTGGCCCACCGTCCGCTCCGCCGTCGCCGCCGCCCACATCCAGCACGGCCACGACATCCTCTCCAACGACGTCACCCTCGACGTCATCGGGCAGATGACCCCCAGCATCGCCAAGACCGCCGCGGCCCGCATCGCTGAGTACGCCCGCATGGCCGACGAGACCCACCAGGCTGGCCACACCCCGACGCGCACCTGCCAGGTCTGCGGCGGCCGCGCGACAATGGCCGCGAACCTCGGCCCCAGCTGCGCGCAGCACTACGACACGCTCAGCTAAGGAGCACCAGATGGCCAGCGAAACCCCCCATGGACAGCCCCTCGCCGCGCTCCGCGACGTCGCCGCCCAGTGGGGCATGCCCATCCACGAGTACGCCGCCATCTACTACGGCGACGTCAACAGGTGGCGCCGCGACATGCAGTGGAAGCGCGACACCATCGACACTGCGCTCGCCGATCGACCGCGCGCCGAAGCACACGTGCGCCTCAGCAGCGACATCATCCACATCTCCATCCGCCGCGACGGTTCCGAGATCCTCTACCGCACCCACCGTCTTCACGTCGGCTACGACGACATACGGGATGTCACCGCTGGCTTGCCCACCACCATCGCGCTCACCGGATGGGCCCCGGTCCGACACGACGTCCCGATAATCCGCACTGGCCGCTACACGGCCATCGCAGACGTCGCCGAGATCTCCTACGACGTGCTTGACGTCAACATCAGCGAAGCCGAAGAGCGCCGACGGGCCGACGCCGCGATCCACACGAATCGCGACCCCATCGGAGAACTGTTCCCACACGTCCCACCCCAAGGCAACCCGTTCGGGGGCATGCGGTGAGAGGCGCGCTGCTCGTGGAGGACATCGGCCGGCCCGCTGGACGCAGCGGAATGGTCGACCCTCGCCGACCCTACTGCGTCGACACGCGCACCGGCGACCGCGTCAAGCCTCGATGGGACCACCGGCACGCCACCCGCTCAGGGAAACGTGGCCGGGTGATCTGCTGGGTCCTTGACGAAGGAGTTGTCTACGAGGTGCTGCACAAGACGGACTTTCACCGGTGGGTCTTGCGACGAGTGACAGTGGACAGCGAAGGCGACGTTGTCGACGTAGAGGAGCCCCGCAATGCCTAAACGCGGGTTGGGGATCGACGTGCTCACTGCTGCCCGTCAGCGCATCGGCCGCGTGTTCGACGACTTCCCCCGCGTCTACGTCAGCTTCTCCGGGGGAAAGGACTCGGGGGTGCTCCTCGACCTCGCCGCCCGCGAAGCGCAGCAGCGAGACCGGCGGCTCGGTGTCCTGTTCATCGACCTTGAGGCGCAGTACCGGCTGACGATCGACTACGTCCAAGAGATGCTCGACCGCTACGACTGCATCGACCCCTACTGGGTCGCCCTGCCGTTGAACATGCGCAACGCCGTCTCGCAGTTCGAGCCGCAGTGGCAGTGCTGGGAGCCCGGCCGCGAGGACGACTGGGTGCGCCGCCCACCCGACGACGCCATCACCGACGAGCGCTACTTTCCGTTCTTCAAGCGTGGCATGGAGTTCGAGGAGTTCACCCCTCTGTTCGGCGAGTGGTACGCCGATGGAAAGCTCACCGCTTGCCTCGTCGGCATCCGCGCCGACGAGAGCCTCAACCGCTACCGCGTGGTAGCCCGCGGAGACAAACACGGCTACGACGGGCTGCCATGGACCACGTGGATCGGCGGACCCCTGTTCAACGCGTACCCGATCTACGACTGGCGCACCGAGGACATCTGGACCTACTACGCGCACGAGCACGTCCCCTACAACCGGCTGTACGACCGGATGCACCAGGCGGGACTGTCGATCCACAAGGCGAGGATTTGCCAGCCGTACGGCGACGACCAGCGCAAGGGGCTGTGGCTCTACCAGCTGATCGAGCCGGAGACGTGGAGCCGTGTCGTCGCGCGCGTGCAGGGCGCCGGTATGGGGGCTCGGTATGCCCGCGAGTCCGGCAACGTGCTCGGGAACATGAAGGTCACCAAGCCCGAGGGGATCACTTGGCGCGAGTTCGCCGAGCGTCTGCTGCAGTCGATGCCGCCGCCGACCGCGGAGCACTACCGCAACAAGATAGCCGTGTTCCTCCGGTGGTACCAGCAACGCGGCTACCCCGAGGGCATACCTGACGAGGGGCCGGCGAACGAGAAGGGCCACCCGTCGTGGACGAGGATCTGCAAGGCGCTTCTCCGCAACGACTACTGGTGCAAGGGTCTCTCCTTCTCGCAGACCAAGCCGCACGCCTACAACCGCTACAAGGAACTGATGGCGCGAAGGAGGCGAGAGTGGGAGTTAATGTCCGACGCCTCGTGAACACCGACAACGACTTCTACCCGACCATGGGGCCCTTCCTTGCACGCAGGGAGGTGGAGCGAGACCTCGGCCACCCGATTTACGACGACGACGATCGGGTGTGGTGGGTCGCGCTCCACGGCGATCGCGTCGTTGGGTTCTGCGCCGCGAGGCCGGGGAGCGTCAGCCGCTACGTCTCCGACTACGTAGTCCCCGACCAGCGTGGCCGCGGCGTGTTCTCCCGCCTGTGGGTAGCCCGCGAGTCCGAGGTGCGCGGCCCCGCCGCAGCGACGGTCACGGCGGCAGGACTGCCGATCTACCAGAAGCACGGATTCTCACAGGTGCGCACGCGGGGACGCTACACGGAGGTGCGTCGTGACTGACATCGCCGACCGGGCACGCGCCCTGTTCACCGAGCTCGAGGCGCTGGACGACGACGAGCGAATGAACGTCGTGAACGACATCCGCCTGGCGCTGCGGGAGCACTCCCCGATGCGTGGCGAGCCGGTCGACTGTGTCCTCTGGGTCGACGCCGACCAGGTGGAGGCGAACGACTACAACCCCAACGTCGTCGCACCCCCGGAGATGCGGCTGTTGCAGCGGTCGATCATGGCGGACGGCTACACGCAGCCGATCGTCACCTGGCAGACCGACGACGACGCCTACGAGGTCGTCGACGGATTCCACCGGAACCGGGTAGCCCGCGACGTGAAGGCGGTCCGCGACAGGGTGCGCGGCAGGTTGCCGGTGACCGTGGTCAACGGTGACCGCACTGGACGTGAGGACCGGATGGCGGCAACCATCCGACACAATCGTGCCCGCGGCGTGCACCAGGTCGACGCCATGTCGGACATCGTCCTCGATCTCACGCGGCGGAACTGGTCGGACGAGAAGATCGGCCGCGAGCTGGGCATGCAGGTGGATGAGGTGGTTCGGCTGCGGCAGGTGTCGGCGATGGCTGACCTCTTCGCGGATCGTGAGTTCTCTGAGGCATGGGAGGCGTCGTGACGACGATCGACGGTCTTGCGGATGAGCTGGACCTGTCTCGTGAGGCGATCGGTTCACTCGTCGGCCAGCTTGTGGACATCGAGGGCGGGGAGCGTGTGCTTGTCGGTCACGATGCGGTGACGGAGAGTGCGGCTGAGACCATCCGTGAGCAGGTGCGTGCGGGGTCAGAAGCGCGTGACTCGTGGCTGATGGTGCGCGCCGTCGAGGACTACGCCGTTAGGGTGCATCAGCGTGAACAAGACCTTCGCGACGCCGTCGAGGCGCGCGACGAGGCGATCCGTGAGGCGCACCGGCGCGGCGCCCGCGTCACCGACCTCGCGCAGGCAGCCGGCCTGCACCGGACGCACGTCCACCGGATCATCCGCGACGGGTGACCCCCGGTCTGGTGGCCCTATGGTGGCCCCAGCACACGCAGAAGGCCCCCACCCGCTTGGGTGGGGGCCTTCGTCTCGTCTGTCCTGCGCTGGTCACGCCGCCCGCGGCGGCGCACCCGCCATCTCGCCGACCAGCGCGGCCCGCGGGCGCGCGCTGCTGCCCGGATCTCCCGGCGTCGACTGCCTCCCATGCATCCACAGTGGCCGGTCCGACCGCAGCGGCCCGCCGCACACCCAGCAGGCGCCGAGCCGGCCACCGACCTCGCACTGGTGGCACCAGGCCAGGGGACTCAGCCCGCACCACCGGCGTCGATGTCGTCGAGGCGACCCTCGATCTCGTCGAGCCGGTCGACGATCTCCGGCACCGTGCGGAACACCTCCTCGCGTTCCGGCACGCTCTGTGCCTCATCCGGGTCGTCGAGCATCGCGCCGGGCTCGCGGATCTCCTCGCGCAGCTCGCGGATCAGGTCACGCTGCTCACCCAGCGTCTCCCCCACG